ATTTATTTATTTATTTTATTTATATTAATATTGTATTATATTATTTATTTCAACAGATTATGTCGATAACCAAGTCTGAAATGCCGGCAACCCTTGCGTTGTTGTTGGGTTTTGTAAAATACCATTGGGTGGTGATACTAAAAAGTGAAATGAAAAATCATCTCCAGCACTCCTAAACAAATACTGCCCTCCTGATTTTCCATCGAGTGCTAAACCAAGTGTTATTGCGGTTGTTGTATTACTATCAAATAGTAAATTACTATAATAAGGAATTGTCGCCTCAATAACAGGATTGACTGAACTGGATAAAGTAGTACCAACAAATTGATTATTAACATCAACCAATCTAGCACTACGATTAATAGTATCTTTTTGTATCAACTTACACCTTATTGACCCACGATGGAACCTATACATCAAACCTATGAGTTCTAAACCAGTATACCAACCTGTACCCGCATTGCCTGCCGCAAAATAATAAGGTTGAGTGTGTGGTCCAACAGTTGCTAAAATCGTTGGATAATACCTATGTATTATTTCTCTAACAGTTGTATACTCCTCACCATATATAACATCAACAGGTTCATAACCGGTTATGGATGGATGGATAGGTTCAAAAACTGAAGAAAAATCCTTCCTAGGGTTAGATTGCTTTGTAAAAACAACTTCCCTCAAACCACCAAACCTAAAATCAGATGCACCTGCTTTATATGAGTTGATATATATAGGATTAGAAACAGAATCAGAAGCTTGTGACCAAGATAAAATGGCGAAATATACACCATAATCTGAATTGATACGATTGGTAGATACACTAGATGGTGTATATGGTATTGTGAACTCGACCTCCGTATCACCAGTGATATCTACGACTTTATGATAACAATTTTCCCAATTTGTATTAGTTGCTGTGGATGTCAGATAAAAAACCCCACGAACATTATGCATACGGGAAGCTGTTATATAAGCTTTATACTTATATGATCCAGACCAATACGCAAACATCTGAGTTATATGGTCAACAAAACAATTTGCATAATCAAAAGGACCCATAGACATAACTAAAGTGGGTGGTGTGTTTGGTAAATAACCATTACTATTTATAAGCATGGGTGTACCAACAACATACTTCAGATCCATCTCATCCTCGCTAATACCACCAACGTTAGGCATAGTGGAAATTTTATTATCTGGATCCATAGCCAACACTACGTTAGTGTCTATGCCCTTACCAGTTGTGAGATCATGATAAGGATTAACTTTCATAACTGTGGTTTTATCTTGGGTAGCAGGTTTAGATAAACCAAGCATCGTTGCACCAATTAATAATGGTGTCGACACCGCTTTAAAAAAATCAGTGTACTGACTAACAAATGATGGTGTTTCAATATTAGACGCACTAGCTTTAAGGTTCTCATATTCACTAGTAATAGATTTATTGAGCGCCTTACGTTTAGCTTCCAAATTACCACCATTTGATTTACTTTGAGTAGCAAATTTATCTATGGGTAAAAATAACTGAGCATCCAAAAATTGAGCTGTTACGATTATTTGCGCGGAACAAACCTGAGCATTGATATGCGTTAATGGATTAAGAACGTGTATTCTAAATTTACCCATTTCATCTATAGCATAAGAGTTTAAGTCAAGTGCTCTCTTATTACTAACAAAAGGAACATCGAAAATCGCCGCCTCAGCAGCACTAGCGGAAACTAAAACATGTGGATTACCGGATGCTGAATATATATTAGAAAAAATAGACTGGTTACCATTAATATTACTCATAGGATCGAAAGTTACCATAATTTTACCATATAGAAACTGAGATGCGGTTACTCTAACTGAATATCTAATTCCAGCTTTAAACAAGCGAAAATCTTTTAATTTATCATTAATGAAACTTTGGTTAAATAAATCAGCAGGCATGTCATTCGAAGCTATAACTGTTCCGGCAGCCTGAGATGATGTCCAAGTAACTACCTTAACCGGATACTCACGATTCATTACACTACTCAAATCAAATGTTTCCATATTAGTTAAACTGTGTGGTTGTTGTATTACCTGATTATTAACCGCAGTCTCATGTACTTCGGAAGCATCGTTGTAATTACCCAACTCAACAATTTGTGTGGGAGATATTTCATTAACAGATCTATCTGTTAATTCTGTATTTTTTGTACTGTATACAGCAGTGGATGTGTTTGTTTCATTTATTTTGTCAATTGGATTGTAATTTACGGTGTATTTAATGTTTACCAACCATTCCAAAAATCCCGGAATTTATCGTTTATGTACATACCCGAGTAATACTCATGATATGTATGGCGCTTATGACAAGCTGCCTCATACATTTGAGGTTGATTCACCCTAATGTATTCTAAAAATTTATCAGTTGTTTCAATATATATATCTCTACCATAATGACTTAATTCTAAAAACATAGCACTCATGGTCTCATAAATAACATCCTTCGATTTATTATGTAACCAATAAGTTGCTTGTGTAATAATTTCAAATTTCAATGGAGCTCTAACAAAACTACCAGTAGTAACGAACTTTCTACCTAGATACTCAACGGTTTCTAATGTATCATCACGATCCACTGCATCTTTTGAAAAATGTGTATATTCAATATTAAATCTTCTCTTATAATGTGGTGCTAAGTGTGAAACTCTTATTCCGGGTTTGTTTATAGCAATAACGTTATCATCACCGTAAACAACCATATCAAAATCGAAAGTGCTCAATCTTAAATCTTCAGTAAGTACAATATAGGTCTCCAACATTTCTACGAGGGAATTTAATTCCGATGTTATAGCATTGCCAGATGGATTGGAGTTTCTAATTACATACATATTGTCTTGGCAAACATGGTATGCTTCAACAATATGTTGTATCAATAAATCTCTAACCCTTCTGTTAATTGGACCATCATCATACCAGTTATTGATAAAATTATTTATACCCAAAACCAAATTACTAGGAACGTTAGCATCAAATTTTGATGAATCACCAGCTATAACACTTCCAGCTTTACTAAATAGACGATTATAAAGTATTGTCCAAGAAACAGAATGTGGATTTATGCCAACTGACACGGGATGAGTTAAATGTTTGGATTTTAAATGGGAAGAAAAAGCACCATAATATTTCTTTATTAGCAAAGAATAATGCAATGGACTAGTTGAAAAAACACGAGTCTTAAGATCATCAACTTTCTCATTTAACCTCAACTCATCTTTTAAGCAATCCGCCCAATAAACTTCAATCTGATTTCCACTCAACAACTGAGATTCATAATGTTTCATTTTCTCAAAGAAAAAATCCTCAAAAACAAAACGATTACCATCATTTTTGATGAAAGCACTCTTGCCTTTTCCTTTACCGCTTTCCTTATTCCAAGGATAACCCGGTGAAGTACCATGGCAAATACTTCTAATAAAACCACCATTTCCATTTAGAACCTCATCCCATGATAAAATTGATCCACCACCATCACCGTATAAATTATGTAAATAATCCCACGTGTGATCTGGTATATCCATTGGTTCCCTTTTATTTTGATCAAATTTAGATAAAGCTATATATAATGGATCAAGTAAAACACCGTCTTTATTAACACTTTTAAGTTGAGCAGGTCTTTTAATAGCCGGACCATTCCATCCATAAATAGGACTTCTAAAATATTCGGTCTTTCTATTAACTCTACTATACTCTGTTGAATTGAGTTTCTTCACACAAACAAGTGGAAATTCTGTAATAGTTTTGGATGATGGTACAAACTTAACTTCATCAACAACAGTTTCAACCTTCGGTGTGCAATATCCAATAAGTTCATCCAAAAATTGTTTACACAAAGGTATTGCAACACCTTGATGTGAGGTCGCTGAACCTATATAAGCCCCAACATGCATACCCAATAATTCAACCTGTCCAGATTGCAATTGAGCACAAACTAAAGATCCAGAATTACCCGATTGTGTAACGGCCCGATAAGTCAATGGTACTCTAATAGTAAACAAACTATCACACGATTCATAATTAACAGGTAATGAATTGCTAGATTTTGTACCATGAATAATTGACAAACCACCAGAATCAGTTAACGATAAAATATCAAGACCAAAATCTTCTGGCACTGGCAAAGGATTAGTTGAATCAGTAAAAAATCTATACAAGTCTCTGGGTCGTTGAATATTATTAGGTAATTTAAAAATAACCATATCCAAACCATCAACTCTTAAAGCGTTATCTGGAAAAGGAATATCATATCCTGCTTTGTCTATACAAATCTTCATACGGGCATCATGTCCATCAAATTTATAAAAACAATGTGCAGGAACGGCTACATAAGAATCACGTATATGGAAACCAACACATGATTCGATAATCCTCTCACCATCAACATCTGTGTAAGCATTTATAAATAACAATCCTTTATAAATAGAATTATGTACACAAGATAGATAATTATTTTGTGAACTCTCAACAGTAATCTGCATATTACCGTAAGAAACTTTGGGTGCGTCAATGTATTTACGTCCATTAACAACGTTTGGGTTCTTAATTATTCTACCACGATCATTTAACTTAACGGTTGCTGTCTTTTCAAAAGTTTGTGACTCAAAATTATTATCAACTGCGTTTTCCGTATTAACAACTTCAAACTTATCTTTATTAACGTGATCGGTAACACTATTAGAAAATCCATTTAAATAACCAATACCACCTATAACAAGGCCTATGGCACTTAAACTAGTAACTATCAAAGTAATATTATCCAATTTAGAAACACGATCTGTAGCATTCTCATAATGATAACCAAAAACATGTTTAAAATAATCATCCTCGAATGTCTTCTTTGCGTCATCAAACCAACTACTAAATCTAGATTTTAAACTCTCAAGTGTGTATCGCGACCAACCTGATTTTGTTAACAAATTATCCTCAGGAATTGTGTTAGGTTTTGACTCTAAATGAAAACCCATAGGCATACTCATGACAGATATATCATCATCGACCTTAACTTCCTCATTTCGGGGAATAATAACTGGTTCGATCAAACTATCACCCAAATCACAATCGGCCAATATATTTGATAAGTCATCATTGGTATAATCAGAATTCGATAAAATCCTATCATTTTCACCCTTAACCAAGTGGGCTAATTTAGCAACCTGAGCTGATGTCAACATCTTACCTTCATAATTAGGATATAAAGCACATTTATCAACTCGCCATTTTAACTTAGCGATATCGATCTTTCCGGATATTTTCTCATCACGATATAAAACCAAACCGAATCTACGCTTCAAAGCTTCAGGATCTTGTAAACCGACATCACTAAAAGTCGTCTTTTTAAATCCATGATTACACAAATTCGTTGAACTCAAAATGTAGTCAGAATTGAAAAACGCTTGACCCTTAGAATCAAAAGCCATAGGTAAATTAAAAGGAGCAGTATTAACCATATGAATTATACTAGTTGCTTGATGACCACGCATTGTCATATCGATGGTTTGAAACATATCATCCATGACGACGAACTTCTGTTGGGCATAACCCTCCCAAAATTGGTCTTTTGATGAAAAATCATAAGTCATAACTGTGTCCCAAGTTTGATCATCCAAAAAGCTCAAAGCTTTTTGTAAAAATTTACAAGTACCACTCTTACCTGTGCAAGGTGGGCCAGTAAATAATATACAAAGAGGTTCTTTGCGCTCTTTAATACCTTGCCTATAACCAATGGCTAATTTCGTCATATTCTCAAGATCTGAGAATCTTTTAAAATATAAACGTTGCAAAAATTGTGGTACCTGAGCTAAAACAGCTTTCTTATTCAAATCTATGGCAACGTAATATAATGCTATTGTTTTATCTATTAAATCTCTTCGGGCGGCCAGTTGTGATTGTGTCACAATCAACTCATCCGTTAACTTAATAACAGTGAGCATTGAAATTACAACCTCAGAAAAGGCAGAATCGTTAGGATCCCAGGCAAAAAATGATCTACAAATAAAACTAAAAACATATTTAGATAATGACAACACATCTGCACCAGCCCGTTTCATATTAGAATACAATAAAAAATAACCATTTAAATTTCTCATATCCATCTTATTTACCATAGGTATAGAATATTTTTCAAACCAACTAGTCAGCGTCATAATGTAAGCTGTCATATCCTCCAAACTACCTGTTTCAGGTATAATTATATCTCTATATTTCTTCAAAATATAAATTTTCATTTCTGGAAGGTCTTCAGGTATAGCATCATACGCTCGTGCAAACTCACCATAACGCAATATAGGTATGTTATAAACAACCTCCTGAAAAACAATCTCAATATGAGCCTCTCTTGCTGAATTATCTAACCGATTCCTATTAGTTTGTAAACTTGCAAATTTTACAAAAAAAGATTTTATTTCATCAGGTCTCGTGCACAATGCATTACTAAGCCACTCAGCTGTTCCAACATAATCCTTATTACATAAATGATACATTGCATGTAACAGTGATTTAACCTCAACCATTATTAACTTGGTATCTGGATCTAACTTCAAATCGGGATCAGTAAGATAACGCTTAGCATTTGTCATGGCACGATGTGTTTTGAGAGCCGTATTTCGCACGCTACTAGTTGTGTTAACAAAATCTTTAAAACAATTCCAATAGTACAAACAAGTCTCACTGACAAGAGTGGTTTTAGTACAAATCAAAACAATAGTCATTAATATTAAGGTAACAAGGTAGACGAGTGTGAACCTCAAAAATTCTATTAACCCTATGACACCAATAAAGGTTAAATAACCACCCTTAACAAGCTCTCTGATAATAGTGATATTACGAAAAAACTCGAAATATTTCTTCTGCGCTTCTCTATCAGGACCTGGAAAAAATGAGCTAGCATAAGTCCAAGAATCATCCGAATCAATAGTATCAGCGCAACTGCGATTGTAGTCATTTAGATCATATCTACGTTGACTCCAATCATCACCGTTAGGGTAAACACCAGTATGATTCAAACTTTCATGTTGAGCACGGAAAGAATCAACACCACTACTAATAGAGTTATCACCCAAATCAAATGTGGCTAAACTACCTGGTTTACTTTGGATAGTAAACTTTAAGTCTCTATTTTTATTTATAACATCCGTTCTTCCTCGCTTGGAAGTCAAACGTTTTTGTTTATGCAAACCAAGAATGTCATACGAATCGTAATTTCCACTCTTGTCAATATAAATAAAATCAACTATTTCCTGGTGAGTGTAACCCTGGAGATACAACTGTTGAATAGATGGAGAAAAGAGTATCTTATTAAAATCAACTCTTTTTTGTTCTTTTAACATGGTCTTCTCCTTATTTGTTAATAAGTGATAATCCCACTGCATTTGAGCAAAATCCAGAATTTTGGATTTAAGTATTTTCAACATTGCTCGCAATGAATCTAAAAACCTATTCTCATCGTTTATAGTATAAGTTAAATACTCTAAATCGAGATATCGCCTAAACCATAGATAATGTGAATCCTCTAAGTCCTCTTTAGTCTTAAAGCAGAAACATCTCTCATTAATCCAAGACTTAATATCTTCGATTGATTTACCCAACTTGATCATACTATTAATAACTTTCCTTAACTTAATAGGATCCATATCATATTTATTTTTAGATTTATCAACCAAAATTTTTAAAAAATTGTAGTTGGCTGATTTCTCTATTGCGGGTTTTACGAAAAGACTATCTCTTCTACCCATTGTTCTAATATTAAATAATTTAATATTAGGTTTGTCTAATCTCAAACGAGGATGACGTACATATACAGAATCTATTGGTTCACGGTTTCCAACAATCTGAAAAGCACCGAAAGCACTATAATTGATCAAGAATTGTTTAATACAAAGCAAATCAGCATCATCCAAGATAAATTTTGGTATCAAAATATTTTTAATGTAATTTGCTTGTCTTAAGAACTCCTTCCCAATATTACGTTTATCTAACTCGTAATAGCGACTAAACATAGCTATGATGCCAGGAACATCGGTATATTTTACCTGATAGAGGTATCCCTCAATATCATGGTCTTCACCTCTAATGAAAAGAAAATCATTTCTCAAAGTCCATTTAACGAGGCGGTTTGTAGTTTTGGATTGAACAATAAAAAAATTCTCATTCAAAACTACCTTCTGTTCAATTAATTCACCAATAAAAACAAATTCAAAACAATCTGATGGGTCGAATGGTGGTAAATTATGAACAGGAAAAGTGTAAGTATTTTTAATTCCTCTACAGGAGCCGGTGGATTCGCAAACCCTATGCGGTACTTTATAATTTGACAACATATTATTCTAATCTATTTAAAAGTTATAAGCTGTTGAGTCTAAGTTTTAAATATTTGGATTATTATGTTTTTAATTTGAAAGCTTTAAAAGGAAAAGCGTATTTATTATATACTGTGGTTAAGCGTTATAAAAAATTACTGTAAT